TTACGTATTATTCGTGCCTTCCTTATTTTTACTGTGGGACATATTTGGGACAGAAGTACCAAAAATCGAGTCAATTTGTCGAGCATGTTCAGTCAGGTGATTTGGTGCCAGATGAGCATATCTGCGAACCATTTCGATAGACTCCCAGCCACCCATTTCCTGCAATACCGAAATCGGAACGCCAGCCTGAACTAACCAGCTTGCCCACGTGTGCCTCAGGTCATGAAAACGGAAGTCTTCAATGCCTGCTCGTTTTAATGCTGACCTCCATGCAGTATTAGCGTCATAGCGCATCTTCCTCACTACAGGTGATTTAGTTCCGTCTGGCTTGGTGCTGCTTTCCTTGTAGACGAACACCCATTTGTGATGATTGCCTATTTGCTTTTTCAGCACCCGGCAAGCAGTATCATTCAGCGCCACGCCAATGGCCTGATTGGACTTACTTTGTTCCGGGTGTATCCATGCCACCTTTCGCTGCATGTCTATCTGCTGCCACTCCATATTGATAATGTTAGACCGCCTTAAGCCAGTAGAAAGCGCAAACTCTACGACTGACTTTAGCGGTTCCGGGCATTCATCAATCAACCTTTTTGCCTCGTGAGGCTCAAGCCAGCGGATACGCTTATTTTTCGGCTGAGGAACTTTGATGATCGGAGCCTTATCCAGCATCTTCCATTCGCGTTCAGCAGCCCGGAGGAGTGCCTTAATGAATGAAAGGTGAGTTGCTTTTGTGGCTACTGCTGCCGGCTTAGGCTTGAATACTGGAGGCTGCTTCCCATTCTTCCTGCAAGCTTCATCCATTAACTTCCAGTTTTCCTCATGCCGCCGATTAGTCATCTTCTGGATGGCGGAGTAAATCTTCGTCTCGGTAATATCCTTCAACTGCATCCCTGCAAAATGCTGGAGCCAGAATCCTATCCGACTCTTGTCATCATCCAGCGACTTCTTATGCGCCTTCTCCTCTAACCACCTGACACAGGCCTCCTCAAAAGTCATGTCAGGCGTCTCTCCTAATTTATTTACCCTCCATGCTTCTGCCTTCAGTTTGTCATGAAGCTCTGTGGCCTGCCTTTTGTCCTTTGTCCCAAGAGACTGCTTAAATCTTTTGCCGTTCGGCAATGTGAAACTGGCGTACCAGGTTTCACCTCTGCGGAATAGTGACATTTCAGTTCCTCTGTTATGTCATCACCCGCGCTCACCTGGACAGTATGCAGCGGAGATTGAAGTGCCGCAACGCAGGCTTGTCGTGTGGTGAGGTAAGGGGATTTAGGTTTGGAAGGGTCTTTGCGTGTTGCCTGAAGGCGGCCTGTGCGAATCCAGTTTGTAGCGGTAGGTCTGGATATCTTGAGAAATGCACAGGCCTCATCGAGTGTGAGACTGTGTGATTCCATGATTACTCCACAGCTTCTTCTTCAACTTCATTCGCGATGTCGTAGAATTTCCCGTAAGTTATTTTCTTGAAGCTGTCAGGGATAACAACTTCGCCATGCCTCTCTTCTTTGTTATTTGGTATTGCAAAAATAAGACAATCATTGCGCTTCGGGTGCTTACCGCCATACGTTGATAACATAACGAAACCAAGTCCACGGCCCGATTGACCACCAATTCCTGTACGCATAATCCCGTAGTGGTTGGTTATGTAGTAATTCCATTCAGGCAAGGATTTTAGCTTGGCGTTAGCGTTATGCATGATTGCATCCAGCTCTTTGTTGTATGCGCGGCCTTCCTTTGTGTTTCCCTTTCCTCGCGCTATCACAACTCTCTTCCCGTCCCAAAAATCCTCGCGTTTGATTGTTATCTGGCATGGGAATTCATATCCTTTTTCCCAAACGAAACTTTGCAGCAAGCCACCTCCACCACCCCAATTACGAGTTGTTGTCCATGCTATAGCACCAACCTGTTCTGCTGCGGCTGGGAGGATAGAATTACGTTGTTCGTTAATGGTATCGTATGAACTGATAAGTTCCTTAACATCATCACCTTCAACCATGTAGTAATCGTAATACTTGCTCTGGTCTGACATTATCTATCTCCAATAAAAAACCCACCGTAGCGAGTTCAGATAAAAGAAATCCCCGCGAGCGAGAGGATTGTTATTCATTGCCGATATTCACCTTTATCGCGAATACCTTCACCAGTTTATCGCCGAAGTGGGGATGTGTGATTGTCTTGATTTCATATCCGTCGTACGGAACATCAATTCTGCGACTGGAATCGTCGCGCTTTGGATATCCCTTTGTGATAATCAGTCGGTCATACTCGCGGAACATAATTCGCTTATTCCAGTAGTCATTACACAAGCGATACTCTTCCGTTTTCTCCCCGCGAATCATGGCATCGAAGTATTCACCTTTGACGGCAAGTTGCAGGTTAGCCACGGTTCACCTCCTGCGGTGGCTCCGGTAGCGGCATCCAGTGGGTTACACCGATAATTTCCATACCCTCCCAATAGTCAAAGAACCCATCATCGTCGTATGTAGCAACGAACATCCCCTGACCCAGACATTTTCCGGTAAAAATTGCGATGGGTTTAGATTCATCATTATCCGGCATTCGCTCACTACAGCTTATCCAGCCATCCGGAATTACCGGAGAGTTGCCATTCACATCGAAATTTGGTTCAGCGTCCTGAACCAGAAGAATGTAGCCATTCTTTGCTGTGTCCAGTTCTGATACCTCGGTGACAGTACCGAAATAGCGATTCCCGGCATCAGCATCACAAGTGCTGACATCAATGGACACCTCCATGCCTTCGATTAATTCTGGCAACTCGTAAGTTTGGCTTACAGGTTGGTTTAGTTTTTCTAAGTCATGATGCAGGGCGGCGCGAACTGTACGCGCAATTCGTTCACGTAACTGTTGTGTGCCGTGATACTCAATAGCAATATCATGCAGCTCGTTTACAAGCTCCCGGATTTGATTCTCTTTCACGATTTACCTCCGTTGAGCATGGCATTGCGGCAGGCGTTATAGCCTTGCGCAAAGCTCTTTTGATAAAGATTCATGTCATCAGATGTCGCCATTTCATCAGGCACTACCGGCACTGGCTGGGCGTGACGATAGAGCGGGATATCCCCCACCTCCTGGTTTTGTTTACCCCAAATCAAAGAGGTTTCTCGACCCCTGGCAATATGATGAAGATTTCGTTCGTCGGTGAACACAACGGGGTCGGCACCTTTCTCCGCTTCGAGCGATGCCAGCGCGATACGCGCCAGTTCACGCAGGTTTTCGCTATACGGTGACGTGTTATCACGACTGATTACGTGGTTCGCTGTATCAATTAAAATCTGTTTTTGCTGTTCTCTGGTAATAGTGGTCATGGGTTAGCCCTCCCTGTACGGATTTAATTTGTTGTGCAGTTTATTAAATGGCCCCCATACGATGGAGCTATACCACTCGGCTATTTTTTCTGCCTGTACGCCTGCTAACCAGATGAAGAATATCGGTGATATTGGAACCATTAAAATAAGAAAGAGAAGGAAAAATAGAGCCTCTTTAAACCTACTTTGACGTGGATAACTCTTCCGGAATATTTTTGTCATTTCACTCCCCCTTAACCTTGATGTCATCGGCGTCTTGTGCACTAACTATTTCCGCCGCCTGACCGAAAGCGGATACCCACTTTCTCGATTCTTCCAGCGCCAAATCAGGGCGACCTTGCAACAGGCAGCCAACGATATAGCCGTGCGCACCTATGGCTTCTGTGATGAGCTGAATTCCCGTTGGCGTGGTTTGGCTTTGGTTGGCCTCCAGCGTCGCCAGTCGTTCTTCCACCACATCAACGGCGTCAGCGAAACCAAACATATTGCTCCATTCTGGACGCTCTCCTGTTGCGGCCTGGTACATATCGGCCAGTGCAGATTCAGCACTATCACGCTCATTGATAAGCTGCGTCTCGCTGTGTTCGAGTTCTGCTATGCGCTTACTTCCATCAGCAATAACGCCCTCGTAATACTCACGCTGTTCAGCAATACGCTTCTCTGCGGCCTCCAGCTTCTTGTAGAGAGCATCCCAGCTTGTCGAGTTGTCCAGAACCAGCTTTGTAACTCGCTCTTCGCGTGATTTGTAATGCTCCAGCTCATCCAGTAGCGCCAGCATTCGCTCAGCGATAGCCACTTCGTCAGGGAATTCTTTTTCCCATGCCTCATTCAGCAATTTGCAGCTGACAGGATTCATACTGAATCGCTCAACCATGAAGGATGCCAGTTCTTTTGTTTTTGCTGTTACTGCCTGTTTGTCGATGTTGCTCATTGGGCTGACTCCTCGCATTTGTGACTTTCTGGATCATCGGCTTTGAAATAACCGCCGCAGATTTTGCAGGGTATCGTCGGCACTTCGTCGTAATTTGAGGTTCCCGTAATCATGACTGCACTCCTTTGCGAAGCTGGGCGGCGATACCTTCGAGAACGCCATCGGCAAATGAGCGAACAAAATCGCCTTCCGGCGCATCAGCCATAAATTCTGTGGAGGTCAGTATCATTCGTGCGATGTCCGCAGCGTTCTTTGCTGTGTCGTCGATAAATCCTGCATCCCATGCGGCCAGCATTCGGTTAGCAACAAAGTAAGCGCCTTCCTTGTGAGCCTGCGCCCGCACCTCAGCCAGAAACGCGTCGGTGGCTGGGGTCTCAGTGAAATCGTCCACCCACGTATCTCCAACGTCCTCGCACTCGCGACGACAATATTCGTTGAATTCGACCTCTGATTTTTTCAGTGCCGCATTCTCCGAAGCCAGCGCCGAAAACTTCTCGTGTGCCAACTTAACAGCCGAATCAGCCTGCTTAATTGACTCAATCGCTCTCTGGTGGTCTTCGGCCAGCGCGGAAATCTTGGCCTCCGCTTCAGCAAATTTACGCACCAGATATTCAGCGTTTGTTTCGTTAACCTTTAAATCTCGTGGGATGCATTTACCTTTCAGAAATCCATCCATCTCAATTAGTGTCATTTGTTTCATTTCTTCCCACTCCGCCACATCGCATTCAGATATTTGTTTTGATTCACTGATGGAAAACTCTTTCTCGCCAGCATTTCTTCGCGTGGAATATCGTTGATGGGCTTGAAGCGGTGTCGAATAATCATTTCCGATGGAAGGATTCCTTGGTCGTAGGACAAACCTCTCATGATGAATTCCTCAGTTATTGCTGATAGCGCCGTAACGCGAACGGTAATTTTTAAGGCGCGGGTCTATTTCAATGAATTTGGTGTAAGTGGCTTTTCGGAATGGTCGGATTGCTGTTTCGTTTATTCGGTCTTTTTCCTGTTTTTCTGCGAGTTGTATATCGCGTCGGTACTTCCGTTCTGCTTTTGTTTCCGGTGGCAGAGCAAGAAACGCGTCGAGATTGTTTTTGATATTTTCCAGCACCTCCGACTTGGAGCTACCGGAGCAGTTGCGCGGGTCATCCGCACCATATAGAGGTGCAGGCATAATTTACTCCAGGGTAGGTTATCCGAATAATGTGGTACGTATAGGGTTATTTCTTTCGTAAACGTGATAGCCTGCTTTTTACCGACTCTTCACTTCGCCCGAGAATTTTTGCTACATTTCTTTGTGTATAGCCTGATGAGATAAGCGTCTGCATTCTTTTGTCTTCGTCGTCGCTCCATCTTGGCTTAACGAATGCCGTTTTTAATGACAGTTTTTTTGCTATGTAATAAAACTGATTTATGTTTAGGCCCAGATGTTCTGCTGCACGGCAAGCTACCATGCGACCGCAAACTGACTCCATCTCAGCTGGAGTTATGTTTAATCTTCTCATTAAGCCACCTGTTTAAGCTCATTTATTCTGATATTCATTACCTGAACGCATTTTGTCTGCGCATCATCGTGACCAGCCAATAATTGCCAGTCATGCTGATATCTCTCAATTAGCTTTTTCTTGTCAGTTTCTGTTGCTGCATAATCGCTGAAGTCTTTCAGGATTTGTTCGCAGTCAACCGATGGAGATTTCTGGTTGGTATTTTCTGGTGATGGTTGATTGCATGATGCTGGCATGGCCCAGTCCGGCAGCGATGGAGGGAGCCAGTAAAATCCTGTTCCATCCTTCAGTTTTGCCCTGTGCCATCCTTGTTTCTTATCTCTGGATATCTGCGCAAATCCTTCCTCAAGATTATACAGATACCGTCCTATTCCCCACTGAACGGCTGCGCGCTTCATTGCTCCTGAACGACCGCCTTTGACGGCTTCTACCTGCGTGTTTTCAGCGGCATCCCATTTAGTTACCCATTCGGAATCAATCTTGATTGATATTCCGCATTCAACGCCGCCATTGTTTGGAATATCGCGATATTCATTGCGCCATCCGGCCTTTCCGCAAACATCGTCCAGGCGTTTCATGATTGCCCTGTTCGTGACATAAGCCAGCACCATAGCCCATAACTTCCCATCGCGTGTTTTCCCGCTTTGCTGTATTCGCCACTCAATATCTTCAGCAGCGAACGGTTCATCTAACAGATCCAGATTCATGAGTAATACCCCGCAAATTCATCCCAGCTAATAATCGGATTCTGCCGTTCTGCGGCTAAGTTAATTTGCTGCTCCACTTCTTCCTCAATTTCAGGAGGAATGAGGGCAATAAACTCGTTATCATCAAAATCATGCAACATGACGCGCCTCCCATTCTTCGTCCTGCCACTTATCCCAACCAAGAGCTATTCCTGCAGCCCATGTATACGCATCAGACATTCCCTGTTTTGTATCCGGAAATACTTTCTCATATAGCTTGTTGAACTCCCTGTTTCCTTGCTGAACAAGAATTGTTCCGTTAACAGGCGTAATGGTCATGGCGTGGTACTCCTGGCTGATTAAGAATTTCACCGAGACGTTTCCATCCGGCCCGTAATTTTCTGGTGATACGCTCTAAAAGTGATTCATTAAGTTGGGCGATACCCATGACGGCACCGCCCGCGATAGCAAATGTCATCGTGGGACTCTCCATTTTCATTTATTGGCATAGCTAAAACGCCTCGATATGAAGCGCTGTGGATATGCGATAAAACAGCCGCACTCAGGCGGCTGTTGTTGTTTCTTCTTTCAGGCTTTCGATATATTCACGCGGGTCGTCGTAACACTGGCATTCGCTATACCAATCCACCCAGCGATCCGTAAGCTCCATTTCTTCCAAATCCTGGTCAGTAAGGCTCTCATCCCACATCTCAAGGCCGTTAGCGTTGCAGTAATCAGGTTTGATGTTGTTGTCATACTGAAATGCGTCATAATCAGCCAGTGCATCCATCACTCGCACACCCTCTTCAACACTTGCTACTTCTACAATGAATGGCTTCATAGGAACTTGCGGGATATGCCAGACACGTAATTTCATATTTCCTCCAGGTAAAAAGAATGCCGCCCATATAGAGCGGCAAATAACATCAAGGGATGATTTTTCGATTAACCAGAACGAGTCGTCGTCCTCGTTTGGTTACGAGCGATATTGCTCACAATGACCACTATTAAAATGGTCATTAGGTGCTTATTCGCTGACAAATTTGGTAAGACTTTCGTGTAGCGAAACCAGAATTTCATCATCAAACCCATCAAGTAATGCTTGTTCGATAAGTTTTATAATTTCTGATGCCTGCTCTTTATTTATTTCCATCACTCCTCCCCAAGAGCCTTGCTGATGGCTGCGCGAGCTTTATTGATTACCCCGTACCACTCCGGATAAGTCACATTGCGTCCTTCTGCCATCGCTTTTTCAGCCAATTGAAGAGCCTCGAGCAAATCAGGTGCTGCTGCTATCAGATTCATATCTCCTTTGCTAACGATTAGTGATGAGTGACCATCCTTCATGACATAAGAGTCGATGACACCACCATCTTTACCTGTATCTTGACTGCTTAATCGCAGAAAGCTGTTACTTGTCCACCATTGCCATGGTCCGGGTGTATAATTCATCTTCGCCTCTATTGTTTATGCCAAAAATAAAGGCCACCATCAGGCAGCCTTGTTTTTCTGTTTGCCAAGTTCTCTGGCAATCATTGCCGTAGTTCGTATTGCCCATTTATCGACAATTTTTCCATCCTCCCTAACAAGAGCCATTTCCTCAGGCTTCACCATGCATTCAGCATCAAGCTTGCAGCCTTTGCATTTCACAAAGCGACTACACCATTGGTTGGTATCAATAGTCGTAGCCATATGGATATTCCTGGTATTGGTTCATCACGTCCTGAGGGTGCTCATCGAATTCTTCAAATTCTTCTTCCATATCTCACCTCAAATAAGTGGTTTACTGCTCAGCCTCATGCGCTGAACGGCGTGGATTTTATTCCCGGGCGGGTTAACGTCCCGGTAGTAAATGCGGTTCTTCTTAACCGCTGTTACTTCAACTTTCTTCTGACGCGTTCCGGCAAGCAAAATGGCTTTGGTAACGCGGTCAATTCTTTTGGCTTTAACTTCCTGAGAAGCATCAGGAGCATCGCAGCCAAAAATTGAATCGATGATATTGCAGATGGTGTCGCGCTCTATGGCTAGCTTTCTGCGCCGCTCATGACGGCGAGTTTTAGCATTGCCTGCAAACGTTGACTTCCCGTAGGTGATAACCGTCATGATTTAATCCTCATGTGAAATGGCTTTGGTGTTGCAGATAGCCAGGCGACTAACCCTGACCGCGTACTCATTGCCGAGCGCCTCCGCCGAAGAGGTTGGCTTCTACCTGCAACCCAAACCCATCTCGTTTGGTATCTTGTCGCGCTTTGTCAGCGCATCATCGAAGTTAAAGAGCGTTGCCTTTCCGTTTGGCTACCAGCGTCCTGCTGATGGCTAAACAATAGCATTGAGTATTATTCATATCAATACGCTTTGTTATTAATTAATGGTTTTTGTTATTATGTTGTTGATAGCAAAATGAATTTATTTTTATAAATCCTCTATGCAATACTGTTCTGAACAAAAAACGAGCGAGGAATCTGTGTGAAAAACGAGGAACTGGCGCAGTTGCGCTATCAGGAAATGTGCAGGATTGTCGGTGATGTCGTGTTTGCTATGGTTGCGGAGGGTCATAAGACCAAAAGAGTGGCTATAGCTGACGTTATTCGTACGGAGATAGCGAAAGGTCTGGATAAGTGGGATGACGACCAGTTGCAGTGCATGAAACTTGCTGTGAAGCTACTGGAAGAGTAGGGAAAAGAAAACCCGGCGCTGTGGCCGGGCGTTGATCAATTCTTCTTGTTAGGTAACTCAGGTCTTTGCAGGTTTTCCAAAACCTCAATGGCTTTGGCGTTTTCTATGACTTTTTGTTGGACCTTATCAGCAAGATAATCCTTAAAACCTTTTGGGACATAGTCTTCCCTAAGCCATCTGCGAAATTCACCTAAAGCTTCTTCGGGATATATATTCGCTGGCACTTTCCCGGCTTTACTCTGCGGAAACCAGTCCGGATAGACATGAGGATGTTTCTGTATTTCCCCATATTTTTTGCTCAGATTGTTGCGCTTCCAGTGGTTTGCCCATCGAGTTCCAACGCTAATATCGGGAACAGTTTTAGGGCCCAATTCAAATCCAGCATTAATCAAAGGCACAGTGATATCCACCATCTCTCGGAATACACTGAAGAACCCGGCTGGGATTTTATCATTAAGGATAATGCGCTCTTGGAAGCACTTCCAGGCGCCGCTTACTGGATTTCTTGGATCAATACCAACACTTCTAAAAATAAACTCACGAAGTGTTTGCCTTGCTAAAAGACGATAGTTTCTAAGAGCTGTGGCGTTGTTTGCTTGGCTTGCATCAAACGCATAATACTCAAGAATTGCCATGCAAACATAATCAGGGTATGGATAATGGTCCCGCTTAGTTTCTGAAGATGGTATGTAAAGTGAGTCAACATCTATACCCTGATCAAGGAGAACAGTGTCGATTTTTTTTCCACGAGGTTTAAGGCGTTCGCTAGCCCAATCAGAAGAAATATCCTGAATTACACTATGATGCACGCCACACATTTCAGCCAGTCCTCGGCCGGTAAGATATGGCGTTCCATCGTTAAGAACTCCCATTGCCACGCCTTCAACTTCAACCTCTTTTACAGGAAATAACTGGAGGTTTCCTTGGCGGGGTGATATGGACCTTATCTGATTAACCATTTGATTTTCCTTGTTAAAGTGTGGCGGGCAAGCGCTAACGATTTCGTCTTTCTACATCACCCGAATATCTCATCAGGCCATTGGCTGGCTAACCGTGCTTCCTATATGTCTGCGGCATGCTTCCAATCACCTTTCCAAAGACAAAAACCCTATTCATTTCATCTCTTTCAATTGGGTCCCAAGCTGAATAACTCTTATTATCAGATATGACCAATAGTTTATCTTTCATCTTCTGGAGCCGCTTAACATGTGCAGTATCGTCATAGAGGAAGGCGTATATCCCATCTCCATCGAAGTTTTTGATGCTTACGTCTACAAACAACAAATCTCCTGGTTCAATAGTTCCTGACATGCTATCCCCGCGCACATTTATGATGCGGATATTTTCAGCCTTTCTACCATCGAACATGTGTCTGGCATCATCCTGCGAATACTCAACCGAGCGGAGTATTTCCACGAATTCTCGATTGATAACGCCAGGACCCGCGCTAACTTCAAGATCTAGGATATCGATTTTAAATGTGTTCGAAGATGGAGATGCGTTTATCGGAGTAGTTCCATCTTTTTTCATAGGACCAATCCCGGTAGACAACCATTCCGAATTAACACCTAACGCGTTTGCTATTTCAACAATCTTTGTTGACCCACGAGCGTTTCCACTTGTCAAACGCCAGATCGTTGGCTGAGCAACGCCTGACGCTTTAGCGAGAGCACCTTGAGACATACCAGCCAGTTCCATTGCCTTGTTGAGACGGTCAGAGAGAGTTTCTTTTTTCATAATATTCAATTTATACGCTTGAGTATTAATGGTCAAAACACGTTTTGCTATTGCTTTGGTTAATACTCATTGCTATTATTTGTTGTGTGTTATACGAAAGGGAATAAGCAATGACTAACAAAGCAATGCAAAAAGCTGTTGCCATTGCAGGAAGCCAGCAAAAACTCGCCTCTTTGTGTGGAGTTAAGCAGCCAACTGTATGGCGTTGGTTACATGGTGGCGGCATTGACGCTAAGTATGTGGCAGCAATCGTAAAAGCTACAGGAGGAAGAATTAAAGCCAGAGAACTTCGTCCTGATTTAGCCGACTTACTGGCAGCAAGTTAAGTATCAACGCTCTTTACCAATCTGAACCGCCGACAACGCGGTAAATCTATTAAACGGATTTGCGTGTATTTGCGAATCCAACTCTATCTAATTTCTAAGGAATATTTTGAATGAACGTAGTTGCAACTAAAAGCAAGAAGGCGGCTCGCATTGAGTCCACTTTACTCAACAAGTTAGCCATGATGGGCCAGAAGACATTCGCTAAAGCTATGGGTGTTCCTGAATACCAGGTAAGCCGATGGAAGAACGGTTTCTTCTCTCAGGTCAGCATGATGCTTGCGGTTCTGGAGTATGGAATCGAAGACGAGGAAATGGCAGAGCTCACCAGGCGACTTGCTACCTACCTGACAAAAGAAAAAGCCCCGAAGAACGGCGAATTCTTCGAGGCCTGATGTAGAAAGACTGGATCAATCCACAGGAGTAATTATGCCAAAACGTCGTAAGAAATACCAGGAAAAAGAAGAGATTCGACACCCTGATTCACCTGAGGGATTAGTGGTAGCCGCAGCAAATAACAGGGCGTTCGCAGAGCGCCTTGTTGGTGTTTACAGACTAGCCAAAGCAGGAGTGAAACATGGGCGTCGTTAAGTTAGCTGATTACAGGCCTCAACTGGAGGTCGTGGAGCATCGCGTGGCAGATACCGAAGATGGTTTCATGCGCGTTGCTAACGAGATTACCGACAGTCTGCTGATGGCTGATTTAACCGTCCGGCAGTTGAAGGTGATGCTCGCTATCATGCGCAAGACATACGGATTCAATAAGCCGATGGATCGACTCACAAACACGCAGATAGCAGCCATGACAGGTATTCATCACACTCATGTTTGCGCTGCCAAGCGCCAGCTTATTGAGCGTAAATTCCTCATTGCTGATGGCGTGAAAATCGGAGTGAACAAGGTGGTTTCGCAGTGGATTAGCCAGGACAGCTTAACATTAGCTAAAACAGCTAATAAAACATTAGCCGAGTCGGCTAATGGGTATAAGCCAAGTCAGCTAAACACAAAAGACAATATACAAAAGACAATAAATACAAATACCCCCTTACCCCCTAACGGGGGCGGCGATGGGCAGGTTAAACCTGAACGTCGCAAGGCAGAACGAATCGACTACGAATCCTTCCTGAACGCCTACAACACCGAAGTCGGTGACAGACTGCCGCACGCTGTTGCGGTCAACGAGAAACGCAAACGCCGCCTGAAGAAAATCATCCCGCAACTGAAAACGCCAAACGTGGACGGTTTCAGAGCGTATGTCAGGGCGTTTGTGCATCAGGCCAAGCCGTTTTACTTCGGAGACAACGACACGGGCTGGACGGCTGATTTTGATTACCTGCTGAGAGAAGACTCGTTAACGGGAGTTCGGGAAGGGAAGTTTGCAGACAGGGGGATTGCATGAGACAGGATATCGAAGCGAGCGTTATCGGTGGCCTGCTGATTGGTGGATTAACACCAACCGCGAGTGACGTTCTGGCAACGCTGGAGCCTGAAGCATTCTCAATTCCGCTTTACCGGAAAGCTTTTGAAGTTATTCGAAAGCAGGCCAGAAACAGGAACCTGATTGATGGACTGATGGTGGCCGAGGAGTGCGGGGATGAATACGCAACGGCGGTGATGATGACTGCGCGGTCATGTCCCAGCGCTGCAAACCTGAAGGGTTATGCCGGAATGGTTGCAGACAGTTATCAACGGCGTCAGGTTTTACAGCTACTGGATGAGATGCGAGAGCCAATCAGTAACGGCACGCTGGATGCTTCAGGTAGAGCGATGGACGATCTAGTTAAGCGCCTTTCAGCCATCAGGAAGCCACGTGACGAGGTTAAACCTGTGCGACTGGGGGAAATTATCAGTGATTACACTGACACGCTTGACAGGCGTCTGAGGAACGGAGAAGAGTCGGATACCCTGAAGACCGGAATCGAAGAGCTTGACGCTATCACCGGAGGGATGAACGCAGAAGACCTTGTGATTATTGCTGCTCGTCCAGGTATGGGTAAAACCGAACTGGCGCTGAAGATAGCCGAAGGCGTGGCAAGTCGTGTTATTCCTGGTTCTGGCGTCCGGCGCGGTGTGTTGATTTTCTCGATGGAAATGAGCGCCATTCAGGTTGTTGAGAGAGGGATTGCCGGCGCAGGAATGATGTCGGTCAGTGTGCTGCGTAACCCGTCACGTATGGACGATGAAGGATGGGCGAGAGTTGCAAGCGGGATGAAGTTGCTGGCAGATCTGGATGTGTGGGTAGTTGACGCATCGCGTTTGTCTGTCGAAGAAATCAGGTCCATTTCCGAACGTCACAAGCAGGAGCATCCTAATCTGTCACTGATTATGGCTGACTATCTCGGGCTAATTGAGAAACCAAAAGCGGAACGTAATGACCTCGCCATAGCACATATCTCCGGTAGCCTGAAAGCGATGGCGAAAGACCTGAAAACTCCAGTTATCTCCCTAAGCCAGCTCTCCCGCGATGTTGAGAAGCGGCCAAACAAGCGCCCGACAAACGCAGATTTGCGGGATTCAGGAAGCATTGAACAGGACGCAGACTCAATCATCATGCTTTACCGTGAAGCGGTATATGACGAGAACAGTAGCGCCGCGCCATTTGCTGAAATCATTGTGACGAAAAACCGTTTTGGCTCGCTTGGTACGGTTTACCAGCGGTTCTGCAACGGACACTTTGTTGCATGTGACCAGGATGAAGCCAGACAGATTTGCACGGCATCAAATGCACCTGCTGGACGCAGAAAGCGATATGCACAAGGGGCTGACGTATGAATAAAAAACAATTAGCCATTCTCGAAAAGGCATGGGATGCACAAATATCATACGCTTTGAAAGAACAGGTACTACCAATAATCCAGACCAAATCGAAAATAGCCAGGCAGTTATGCGATGACGGATTCCTGAACGAAGTTGAGATTACGCACCAGATGGCAACGTTCAAAGGGTATGAGATAAATCATCATGGTATAGCAGCGTATTGCTCCCATCTTCCTGATGACGTTGACATTGATGAAATGGAAAGGGAGATGAAGCAATGACCATCTACATCACTGAGCTAATAACAGGCCTGCTGGTAATCGCAGGCCTTTTTATTTGGGGGAGAGGGAAGTGTGGCTGACTGGCAAATTCCAATCATCATTCTTGCCGGAGCTTCGCTGGTTGCTGGCTTTATCCTGCTGAAAAAGCATAAAGACCGTGATCAAAAAGTCGAAGTTCTCTATGGGTATCCAGCGAACAGCACAACATGGCTGACCATTTACCACTACCGAAAATCAGGCCGCTGGGTATTCGAATGGGATGATCTGTTCGCTGAAAAGCGACCAAAGTCATGGAGAGACATCAGCGAATGCATGATGTTTGAAGAAAGAAAATCCGGCGCAACCCGAGAAGAGTTTAACGAAGCGTGGGCGCGATTAAGTGAGAGAGGGTATTTGTGAGCAAGTACGAAAAATTAGATCAAAGCATTCTTTCAATGCTGAGTGAAAGACCAACACCTGTTTTTAATATCTGGCTTAAATGGCGGAGCAATGGAATGTATATCGAAACCATCGATCGCCGTATGCAATACCTGAGAAAGAAAGGGCTTGTTGCAAATGTGCGTGGGAAGGGTTGGGTGAAAATTAACCTGTCATAACGGGGATTGATATGGACGAATCAAGAAAGCAGTTTTTGGAGTGGTTTGGTGAAGAGTTCGAGTCTATTAACAACAGCGGAGAACTTCACGTTCAGGCCATCAAGATGATTGCTTGGCAGTCATGGGTTAAGTCTCGCGCAGCTATCGAAATTAAATGGCCATCTCATGGAATAGACGCTTCTGGCGGGACTTACCACCGCAGAGATGACATGAGAAAAGAGCTAAGCGCTGCTGGAATCAAAGTGAAGGAGTGAGTATGAGCGCATACGAAGAAATCATGTTAGCCCTGCGATTCTTTTTCGATGTGGAAGAAGATGAAAACGTAAACGAGATTATCGGGCAAGACCATGACCCGATTGGGACTATTGCAGCCGCACTTGACGATTACAGGAGCGTGGGAGATGAAGCAAACATACCTGCTTCGCAACGAAGCAATCAGAAATAACGCCATAGACGCCATTCTCTCACTACCCATCGACGACAAGTCACCCCACGAAGTCCACGTCAAAGAACCTAAGCGAACCAAAGCGCAGAACGACCGTATGTGGCCGATGCTTCAGGACGTCTCCCGTCAGGTGCTTTGGCATGGTCAACGACTGTCTCCGGAAGACTGGAAAGACATCTTCACCGCGCTGTGGCTCAAGACTAAAAAGCTGGAGCAAAGAAGCGTACCAGGTATTGATGGCGGTGTTGTTCTTCTTGGTGTACGTACCAGCAAGATGAGGAAGGCGAGCATGACAGAACTTATCGAAATCATGTTCTGGTTCGGATCAGAACGTAACGTGCGATGGAGTGATGATTCCCGGCGAGAGTATGAATGGTCACAACGAACAGGGAGAGTTGCATGAAACGATGTTACCGATGCGGAGAAAGCAAAGACGATTATCGATTCAGGCCAAATCAACCTTATTGGCACCAATGGTGTATCAGATGTGAGCGGTCGCCAGTAGGTAATTTCCCGCTGCCAGAGACGAAGGAGGACGTATGGCACGACAGCGACGAAGTATCACCGACATAATCTGCGAAAACTGCAAATACCTACCAACGAAACGCTCCAGAAATAAACCAAAGCCAATCCCAAAAGAATCTGACGTAAAAACCTTCAACTACACGGCTCACCTGTGGGATATCCGGTGGCTTAGAGAACGTGCGAGGAAATGACAATGGATTATTCACAGTTAAGTGATTTTGAAATTAACCGAATGGTAGGAGACATAATTTTTAAAGGCCTTTGGGCATGTAAGCCGGAAACGTCAGGGAATAACACCAACAAATGGTATTACGGAAACGCTGATACAACTTTTGAGCCATTAAACCATTTACCTGATTACTGCAATGATCCGAGTGCCTCATGGCCGATTATTGAGAAACACAGGATTTCTATCTTAGACCAGTTAACTGAATGGTGTGTGGATGCAAAAGGCGTAAGCCCAATATTTGATACCAGACCTCTCCGCGCCGCCATGATTGTCTTTCTCATGATGCAGGACGCCAATAATGCTTAGCCCATCACAATCCATTCAATACCAGAAAGAAAGCGTCGATCGAGCTTTAACGTGCGCTAACTGCGGTCAGAAGCTGCATGTGCTGGAAGTTCATGTATGTGAAGCGTGCTGCGCAGAACTGATGAGCGATCCGAATAGCTCAATGTACGAGGAAAAAGACGATGGCTAAACCAGCGCGAAGGAAATGCAAAATCTGTAAGGAATGGTTTCACCCAGCATTCTCAAATCAGTGGTGGTGCTGCCCGGAACACGGAACTCAATTAGCACTAGAGCGACGAATCAAAGAACGCGAAAAAGCGGAAAAAGCAGCAGAGAAGAAACGACGACGAGAGGAACAGAAACAGAAAGATAAACTGAAGATTCGAAAACTCGCCTTAAAGCCCCGCAGTTACTGGATTAAACAAGCCCAACAAGCCGTAAACGCCTTCATCAGAGAAAGAGACCGCGACTTACCATGTGTCTCGTGCGGAACGCTCACGTCTGCTCAGTGGGATGCCGGGCATTACCGGACAACTGCTGCGGCACCTCAACTCCGATTTGATGAACGCAATATTCACAAGCAATGCGTGGTGTGCAACCAGCACAAAAGCGGAAATCTCGTTCCGTATCGCGTCGAACTGATTAATCGCATCGGGCAGGAAGCAGTAGACGAAATCGAATCAAACCATAACCGCCATCGCTGGACTATCGAAGAATGCAAAGCGATTAAGGCGGAGTATCAGCAGAAACTTAAAGACCTGCGTGACAGCAGAAGAGAGGCAGCATGAGCAAAATCCAATACCCAATGACCACTGCGGCAATTTTCGATGATGTTGTCTATCCGCTGCATTTCGACAATGCCGGCAAGGTCAGGCAAGAAATGGAAGGCGCTGTTAACTGGTTCTGCAGGTGGCGCAACGAAGAGAAAGCCGTTGTGAAAGCGAGATTGTTGGTCAGTTGCTGGGGTCAATATCTGAGCCATGAGCAGGTTATCCGGGAGGCCGCATGACACACACTATCAAAACCATTCCAGACATGCTCATTGAGACATACGGAAACCAGACAGAAGTAGCCAGGCGATTGTCGTGCCATCGAAACACAGTCAGGCGTTATCTGTACGACAAAGAAGCCAGGTATCACGCCATCGTTAACGGCGTTTTAATGATTCATCAGGGCGGGAGAGGTATCTATGACCGTAACCAGCATTAA